GGAGGATTCGAGAACCCCACAACACCCACACCAAGAAACGACCCGGTTGATCTCTGGATGAATAATTTGGGTGTGGCGAGTTCGACTGAAGATCTATGGCGAAGTGCATATTCTAACTGATCACGTATTTTCCGGATTTCGGATTCTTGAAAATAAATTCGGCTGGAATCGCACTTTTTTCTCGAGGGCCCTGGACGACGTCTTGATGAAATCCGGTAAAAGCGAGGTCCTGCTGGAAGGCAAAATCCAGCTCTGGGAGGTCGGAAATTTCCGACATCTCAGGCTCTTCCCACATCTTCAATACCATTCGATGCTTGACTCGAGAATGATGGCATCTGGCCATAATACGGTGTCGAAACAAAGTCAATTGTTCAAATGAAAGCCATTCATCAGGACCCCGAAAAATGGTCCCACATATTTCTTCATACATCATTCGGATTACCTACTCCGCCACGTTCCCGCGCCGCATAGCCGAAGAACTCCGAAGGCTGCGACCCGGGATAAATGCAAATCATCGAGGGAAATGGTGCGGCCTGTTGAGAGCCTCCAAACTTGAGTCGGCCTTTGATGAATCGAATCTCGCACCACGGCAAAATATTCTCGTGGAAATAGACCGTGTCTGTGTAGGGCGGAATGAGAAGTATCACCGTAGATCCCCGCGCATACCATTCTGAGAAGCATTTGCGCACCCATAGACCGATTTTGCCCCGGGTGTAAGGGGGATTTACGAACGTCGCTCTATCCATCGGGAAAGGCTTCTCGAGGTTGTCGGTTTCACTGTGCAGCGGGCAGGGGTCGTGAAGCGGTCCGAACTCTTCAGTATATGCCTCGATGATCTCCGATGGCGTTGACCAGTCCGGGCTCGAGTCGGCTTGGATCGGTTTCATTGGATCCTCTCCGCCGCTTTCGAGATCGTCCTGCACGAAGGACAGTCGCTCTCTAGGATATGCCCGTAGCGCATCATGGTCACTCCCCCCTCTCCCGTCACCACCATCTCAAGGGTTGAACCCTCATTCAATTCCAGCCATCTCACGGCCCCACAGATCGGGTTCCCACATCGAAAAGTCTTGAATCCCTTCTTCTTCATTTCATCAGCAAACCAATCAAGGATCTTCTCCATTCACTCGTCCTCCTGATCGAGCGTAGGGTCACCCTGAGACTTCGAGGACCAACGCTTCTTGGCCGCTGCTACTCTGGATGAACGAACGAAGGTCCTCGAGTCGAACCCGATGAGGCTGTCTTCATGCTTCTTGATATTCGTCCGTCTTCGGTTCCTCCGCTTCTGTTCGGTGCGGATGGATCCCACTGGACGGTATGCTGGATATTCGAGAATCGAATCGGTTCGTCGTCGGCCTCGATTCCCCGGGCGACGAGAGAGCATAGCCTGAACTCGATGGTTGCACTTTCGACAAACTCGGTCCAGTCGCTTGACTCCCTCATCTGTCTCCCATATCCACCAGTATTCGCAACGTGAGCAGCACCAGAGCCCCCGACGCATCATTCGCCCCCCTGAACGTCGCCATCTCGGAGCCGCTGTTTGAACACTCGATAACAGATCCAACACAACCCCGAAGGGTGCCATGTGAGCCATACTGTATGTTCTCCACACTCAAGGCACTCAGTCTCAGTCACGCTGAATCACCTTCCCGGCGGAGTTCATGCTTGATGCCAGCGCGGGTGATGTAGCAATCCTCAGATTGAACCTGCTTGATTTGTTCAAAGTCCTGCACTTCAAAGACGATTTTACAGAATCGGCAATACATTCTCAGAATCATGATTCAGCCTCCGAATCAATATGCCAGTCTGGAAGATTCTTGACTCTATTCGCCCTCATCCCATTGAGGATCACGGAGATGTTCTGTAATGCCTTGTTAGCGCGATCTAAGGCCACCGAATCGCCCTTCGGCACTCCGGCCCTCAAGATGGCATGATAACGCTCCTTGAGGGCTTCATCAGTCATTAGGGCGGTCAATAGATCATATTCAGCATGGCGGATATTTCGATAGCGGGTCGCTCGATTTTCGCGGGGCATAGCCCCGCTAGGAGGGGCCGCCCCTACATAACAACCGGGCTACTGCTGTTGCCAGTTCACTACAATTCAGAGGTATAGGCCGGAGGGGGTTGGTCTGGAAGGGGGAGTTTCGTTCGGTGAAACCGCTGAACTCTCTAATACTAGGAGCAGACATGGGCGGGTGAGGTGGAAGGGCCACCGGATAGAGAGGATTAAGGCCGGGATGGGTCCGTTCCGGGCCGGGTTGATGCCACCATGCTGACGGATTTCTTGATTGTGGGCGGTTTTGCTCTCATTTTGTCTGTCCTGATCTTGATCCACCGTTCAACTATGATGATGGTCGCCCAACTACTCGAGGAAATCGACGCTAGGGTTGCAGGAGCGATCCAAGCGGTCGTCCAAGACCTACAACTGGAGGGTGTCGAACCCCCCACGGCGATTCAACAATTTCTCATGGGTCTAGTGCAAGAAAAATTTGCCGCTGCGAAGATCCCCAGAGATTTGAAGGGGCAATTTAGCCCTGTAATCGAAATGGATCGGGATTCTTCATAGTCTGACCATACAGCCGCGCTAATATGGCCAAGCGGAAGTCGAAGCGTCGAAAGTCACCCAAGACGATCAGCGTCCTCAACGTTCTGGAATCACTAACGTATGCGACCATCATTACTGAGGGCGTCGCTGGAACGAGCGTCTTCGGGCTGCTCGGTGATACCGACCTTCAACAGTCCTCTGTCTATGATCAGGGCCTCGGCACTTCTTCGATGACGTGGACTGGCGGATCTGCGATCAGTCTGGGCGACATCGTGACCGAGCCGACTCAAGCACTCGCGATCATGCAGGGCAACCTATCGAGCAACTGGAAAAATATGGCAGTTGCGAGTTTCGTCACTGGTTTGACCTTCAAGTGGGGGAGAGCCCTGATGCGCAGACCTATCTCGAACATAAATCGCAACATCATGAAGCCGCTTGGCATCGGGATCCGGGTGTGATTGAATGGCTAACGTTCAGTCCTACGGGCAACTCATTTCACGCTCTGGAGCCGTGATTCCACTTTTCAACGCCGCAACGACCGAGGCGACTGAGGATAACGTGCAGAGCGATTTTAATTACGTTGGATCGGCTCAAGATGTCGGCACTTACGGCGACCAACTAGGTCGTTTCGTCCTAGCACGAGCAGGATGGCTTTCAGAAACGGATGCCTCCTATGCCTACATCAGATCCGCTGGCGTCATCAAGTGTTCCGTTCCGTTCGGCTCTGGAAAGGATGGCGGTTGCACTCCGCTTCCTGCACCGCTGCCATACCCGAAGGAACTGGCTAGCGGTGATCAACTGATGGTGATGGCCAACGCCGTCACCGTGAGGATGGCTTCTGTCTCGGTTGCATGTTCAAACGGCGAGTATCACGTCTTCACAGTCACTCCCTCTGGATCAGGAGAACATGAGTTCGTCTCGATCCTCACTGGCAACGGGATCGGCACCACATTACAGGGAAGAACCTGCACCCATTGGATGAGCAACGCTGGAAACAACGATGCGGAACTAACGTCATCGGTGATGCTCCTAGACGGGTCAGGAATACCAACCGGATCGCTAGGATTCACCGCTTCCGGCGGCGCGACTTCGACACAGTATCAGCCAAGCGGAGGATTACCCATCCACTTAAACTCAAGATTGGTTTTCAGGACAGACGGTTAGCCGGGGTGATCTCGGATGGCTAAAGCAAGCAAAGCGGCGAAGGGCAGGGTTCGCCGTGCGACTATGGGCGAGAAGGCTTCGATCAGAAAGTCAGCGCGTCTTCTGGCTGACTTTGATTTGATTACTCAGAAGCGGTTTGACGCCATCGTGAGGACGACCGAAGCACGGAGATGATCCGATGCCTCTAGGGAAATTCATCATAGCAACCGGGGAAATACCCGCCGGGTCTGATGCTGCTAAGTTCTTCCCGGTCTTCTCAGCGAGTTCACGGCCAGTCGAGATCCATTTCGTTCAATATTTTGGCGGCGATAACGGCGAGATGATGCAAATAATCCTAGTCCCGCCGACCATTGTAATCAATGGGACGACTGGAACAGCCGATCATCCCGGCACGATTGCGATCACCCCTGCCGAATATATGCAAGGCATAACCGGGACTCAAGCGAAACCGATGGCACTAGGATCCGACAACGGCGGCAGAGGCGCGCCCCGCTTCACAAAGTTCGTAGTTCCTCCTAACTATCAGATAGCGATGATGCAGGACACCGCTAATACCGCTGCGTGGTCGCTGACGGTCGGCGGATTTGAGTTGGATTACTGATGCCTAAGGCCAAGCCTGATCGGGTCGTTGTCCACCGTATCGAATTACAGGAGACAGAACGGGAACTTCTGTCCGGTCTAACAGCGGCGTTTCAGTTCAACCGGATCGCTACTCCGTTGGTGAATCTGTTCAATGATGTGACTGGCACGGTCACCGTGCTGACCCTACTCGCAGCCAGTGGACTCCTAGCGGGGCTTTCCTTCGTGTTCATCTTTGACCCTGAGGCCCTCACTGATCCTATCGAGCAGTTCCTCGGCCAACTACAAGAAGCAAAGGAACAGGCTGCCGCCCTCGGTGGTGACCTTGCAGCAGCAGGACGGCGCGGGCCACTTTGGGGAACGATAGATCTCGCCGAGCAACTGTTCGGGGTCAACCTTCCCGACTTCGGGGGAGGATTCGAGAACCCCACAACACCCACACCAAGAAACGACCCGGTTGATCTCTGGATGAATAATTTGGGTGTGGC